AACACCCCCTCCTGATAACGACTTCTGGTACAAGCCGGTGAGCGGGTACACCTTCGGTGTGTCTGCTGATTCGGCGATGCGCCTGTCGGCTGTCTGGGCCTGCGTCCGTGTGATTGCCGAGACCATTGGAAGCTTGCCGTGTGGCGTCTACCGGCGCACGCGGGACGGCCGGGAGATCGACCGCAACCACGCTCTATACTATCTGCTCCACGACTCGCCGAACGACGACATGAGCGCGTTTGAGTTCTGGGAGCTCGCCGCGAAGTGCCTCTGCCTGCAGGGCAACTTCTACGCGCGCATTTACACGAACATGCGCGGCGACGTGACGCGGCTTGTGCCGATGGACCCTTCGAAGATGTCGGTAAAGCGCGACAAGCAAACCGGCATTCTGGTGTACACCTACGGCCAAGATCAGTACACGGCCTCGGATATCTTTCACATCCCCGGCCTAGGCTACGACGGCGAAGACTACCTGACTGGGTTTTCGCCCGTCACCTACATGGCGCAGAGCATCGGGATGACGCTTGACGCTGAATCGTATGGGGCGAACTTCTTCCGCAATAACGCCACGCCCCCGGCCTATCTGACGGTTCCGCAGGCGCTGTCGAATGAGGCGAGGAAAAACCTTCAAACGTGGTTTCTCCAGGAGTTCGGCGGCGTGAAGAACGCGGGCAAGATCGGCGTGCTTGAGCAGGGCGGGGAGATCAAGACGGTTTCGATCAATCACAGGGACATGCAGTTCCTGGAGCTCAGACAGTACCAGAAGTCTGATATCTGCTCTATCTATCGCGTCCCGCCGCACATGATCCAGGACCTGACACGCTCGACCAATAACAACATCGAGCATCAGGGAATTGACTTTGCGACCCACACGATCCGGCCTTGGCTGACGCGCATCGAGAAGCGGATCAAGATGCAGCTCTTCGGCCCGCGCGAAGCGGCGCTGTACTACGCCGAGTTCAACATGGACGCGCTGTTGCGCGGCGATGCAGCGAGCCGCGGCACGTTCTACAGCACGCTGCGAAATATTGGCGTGCTGAACGCGAACGAGATTCGCGCCAAGGAAAACCTGAACCCTTACGACGGCGGCGAGAAGTACCTGATTCAAGGCGCGATGGTGCCGGTTGAGCAAGCGGGGCAGTTCGCAGGAGGCGTGCAGCAATGAAGACAATCGAGCAACTATTACAGTGCCCTACGGCGGTGCTCGCCCCGATGGACGCGGACGAAACCGCGCCTCGACTGCGGCGCGTTCTGTTCTACTCCGGCGCGAAGGTTGACCGCTTCAACTGGTTCACGGGCGAAGAGTACGACTTGTCTTTCGACCTCGGCGGAGCTGACTTGTCGAGCGTGATTGGCGCGCCGGTTCTCGACGGTCACCAGTCCTACGAAGCCAAGAATGTTATCGGTTCGGTGGAGTCGGCCGAGCGCACCGGGCGCGGCTACGAGGCAACGCTGCGGATCTCCGAAGCCGAAGACGTCGAGCCGATCTGGCAGCGCATCCAGGAGGGCACGCTCCGCAACGTGTCCATGGGCGTGCAGATCCTCGACATCGAACTGTCGAAGGATTCGCCGAAGGATCGCAAGCACTACATGGCGACGAAGTGGAAGCCCTACGAAATCAGCGTTGTCCCGCTGGGGGCTGACCCGAACGCCCAATTTTTGATGGCTAGTCAGCGACTGGCCGCCGAAGCTTCTACCGCGTACAGCGCGGAGAAAAACAAAGCCCTGCATCAGTTGGCGTTGCGCGAGCGGCGTTGGCGTGTGTTGGGGCGAATTTAAGGAGTAGACATGAAGAACAAACGAGAACTTCTGTCGAGCATTTCCGCGCTGGAAACTGAGTACAGTGCGCTTTTGTCGGCTTCCGCTGGCGCTGCCGATCCGGTTGCGCACCTCGCGGCTGTCGATGCCAAAGAGGCCGAACTGGAGACCGTCAAGGAACAGCTTGCGGCTGTCGAAAACCTCGAAAACCGGGCGAAAGCCAACGCTTCGCGCGAACCCGGCCGGGTGACGAGCGACAACGAAGCCAAGCGGCCATTTGCCAGCCTCGGCGAGAATCTTTTCGCCATCGCCTGCGCGATGTCCCCGCGCGACGCATTCCAGGGTCTCGGCGGCAACGTTGACAAGCGGCTGTATGAGCAACTGAGCCCGACCGGCGCATCCTCGGCCGTTCCGGCTGACGGCGGCTTCGCTGTCGGCACCGACTTTTCGACGGCGCTTCTGAATCGCGCTCGCGAGACGGCGCGGATCTTCCCGCTGACGAATCAGATCCCGATTGGCGAAGGCAGTGACTCACTCGAACTGCCGTACATCGACGAGACCAGCCGCGCGAACGGTTCCCGTTTCGGCGGCGTGCAGGCTTACTGGACCGGCGAGGCCGACGCCCCGACCGCGACGAAGCCGAAGCTCTCACGCCACGAAATCCGGCTTGAATCGCTGAAGTGCTTGGCGTATGCGACCGAGCGACTTCTGCGGAACGCCCCGGCGATGGCTGCTGTCTTCGAGAACGCTTTCGCTTCCGAAATCGCCTTCAAGTTGGACGATGCCATCTGGCGCGGCGACGGCGTCGGCAAACCCCTCGGCTTCAGCGTTCAGAACTTCGGCGGCGCCCTGATGGTCAGCGTGGCGAAGAAGAGCGGCCAGGCGGCTGACACGTTCGTGATCGAAAACGCGACGTCGATGCTGTCCCGCCTCTACCGCGAACCGGGCGATCGGATCGTGTGGCTTTGCAACCCCGATGTCATCGGCCAGTTCCCTTTGATGACCATCGGCCAGCAGCCGGTGTTCCTGCCGAACGGCAGCGTCGCCGGTGCGATTCAGTACGGCACGTTCCTCGGCTTCCCGGTGATCCCGGTGGAGCAGGCCGAAACCCTCGGCGACAAGGGCGACGTGGTTCTGGCGAACCTGTCCAAGTACGTCACCATCACCAAGGGCGGCGTGCGGGCGGCGCAGTCTATGCACTTCCGTTTCATTTACGACGAAATGACATTCAAGTGGTCCATCGACGTGAATGGGCAGTCTGCCATCAAGCAACCCATTACGCCCTTCAAGGGCTCCAGCACCCTGTCGCCGTTTGTCACGGTTGACGCTCGCGCCTAAGGAGGACACGAGATGATTCCCTACGAACTTCTGAACAATCTGCACTTCATCAAGGGCCTTGACCCGGTGGCCGATGCCTTTTCGGGTACGGTCACTTCGGACATTGTGGACATGGCGAATCACCAATCGGCCATCTTCATCGTGTACAAGGGTGTCGGTACCACCGGCACCTCGACGATCACGGTTGAGGCCTGCGACGACGTTAGCGGCACCAACGCTACGGCGGTTCCGTTCTTCTCGAAGTCGATCACTTCGACCGACATTCAGGGCGCGATGACGGCCCGCGCGGCGGCTGGTTTTGCGACCACGGCCGGTTCGAGTCAGATTTACGTGATCCAGGTGGCGACGGAACAGTTGGCGGCGACTGGTTACCAGTTCGTGCGCCTCAAGGCCGTGGAAGTGGTGGACTCGCCGGTTCTCGGCGGCATCGCTATCGCCCTGGCTGGCCCGCGCTTCGGTGGCTCGACGACCGCAACTGAAATCGCCTGAACCATGAACCTCCAACTCGTAACGCCGCCAACTGAATGGCCGCTGTATGAAGCTGAGTTCGAGGCGCACGCACGCGCTAAGGGCCAGCCTCTCGACCAGCTACAGCCATACATCCACGCGGCGGCGTCACACTTGGAAACGATCTGTAACCGTCGATTTCTCCAGCAGACCTGGAAGCTGTTCTTGGACGGCTTCCCGGCCTCTGGGGAGATCGCACTCCCCTACTCTCCGCTCGTTTCGGTCACTCACCTCAAGTACACCAACACGGCGGGAACCCAGACCACGCTACCGACGACCGAGTACGCCGTGTCGCTTCGCACTCCTGGACTTCTGCGGCTCAAATACAACAAGACCTGGCCCACGGACACGCTTGAAACCACCGACCCCATCGAAGTTCAGTTCGTTTGCGGCTGGAATAACGCGGCATCTGTCCCGCTGCCACTGAAGCAAGCTATCCGAATGCTGGCCTCGCACTTCTACGAGAACCGCGAAGCGGTCATCGTGGGCACGACGGCCGCAGTCGATGAGGCCGAACTGCCCTTCGCCGTCTCCGCACTCATTGCGCCGTGGCGGGTGTGGCTGTGAGGGCCGGAGCGATGCGGCACCAGATCCGCATCGAGCAGAAGGCCATCGACGTGTCGGGCGACGGGGACCGGACGGAGACCTGGGGCACGTTCGCCGAGGTATGGGCCTCCGTCGAGACTGGAAACGGGCGCGAGTTCTTCGCGGCGCGGCAAGTCATCGCGGACCTGACCCACACGATACGCCTACGCTACCTGCCTGGACTCGCCCCGGATATGCGTATCGCTTACGACGACCTCAAGACTGGCCGGACCCGGTACTTCGACATCAAGAGCATCCTGAACCCTGACGAACGCGACGAAATGCTCACGATGCAGGCGACTGAGGTGCTGATCTAATGGCGCGACAAGTTCGGGCGATCACCGTTTCCGGGATTGACGACCTGACGCAGCAGCTTCGCAAGCTGCAGGCGACGGCGACCGGCGAACCGATTAGGCAGGCGCTTCTCGAATCGGCGCAGATGATCCGCGACGAGGCCGCCCGCCGCGCACCCATCGCGCCCTACGCGACGCGCCAGCGCGGAAAGACGTATCAGCCGGGCGGGTTGCGGGAATCGCTCAGGGCCGCCTCTGGGCGCAAATACAAAAACTTCTTGCAGGCGTTCGCTTTCACGTTGAAAGATGCGGCACCCCACGCGCATCTAGTCGAGTTCGGGACGAAGCCGCACACGATTGCTGGCAAGAAAATGCGGATAGCGGCGCGGGCGTTCCAGTGGCTTGCGCGGGTTGGCGATCAGGTGCGGACGAAGATCCAACACCCCGGCAGCCGGCCAAACCCGTTCTTTCAAAACGCGATCAAGTCCCAACGCTTGCGGATCAAGCGGTTATTGGAGCAGCGCGTTAAAGCCGCGTTTGATGCCATCGGAAGGGCCGCATGAGGATCTATCAGGCTCTCTTCCGCTACCTGCAAACCGTGCCCGACGTGGTGACCATCGTGGCCGATCGCGTCTTCGATGCCCACGCCGATCAGGGGCGAGTGACGAAGTATCCGGCCATCATCATCGAGACGATGGACGACCAGCCGTTCCACTCCATCGGGCGGCAGATTCCGACCGCAACACGCCGCCCGGTGTCGTTGTACTGCATGGCGCAGGGCAACCCGAAGGCATCCGACGACCTGGCGGACCTCGTCTACACGGCCATCATCGGCCAAGAGCAGGCCATCGCCGACGTCTCCGGCCTCGGCGTCAAAAGCACGCACTTAAACGGGCGACGGAACGAGTACGAAGACGCCCTCGAAACCGATTCCAAGCTCTACGCCACCGTGCTGGAGTTCGACTTTATCCACGACATCTAGGAGGCCTTATGGCAATCATGGCAGGAAATGCCGGTTCTTTCCGGCTCAGCACGAACGTAGTAGCAGAAATCGACAACTGGACTCTGGATGTCTCGACCGGATTGGAAGAGACGCAGGCTTTTGGCGACGTCTGGAAAGAGCGATCCGCAACGATTCGCGAATGGAGCGGCTCGGCATCCGGGCGATTCGATGACACCGACACCAACGGGCATGTGGCCATGCAGACGGCGTTTCTCGGCGGCACCAGTGTAGCCGCGCGGTTCTACATCGACGGCACCAACTATTACAGCGGTACGGCATTCGTTCAGGCATCCATCGCCGCTGCCGAGAACGGGCTGATTACGGTGAACTACACCGTGACCGGGACCGGCGCACTGACCTACGCCTAAGGAGGCACCATGGCCGTACTCGCAGGGCGTAACGCCGACATTTACATCGCCAGTGTTTCCGGCACCAGCATGACGGGCGAGGCCACCACCTCGCTCGGCTCTGGTGTCTATCAGATCACCGACGCGGCGAAAAGAGCGATCAACCCTAACGCTGCGTTGACTGTCTTAGATGGCGTCTCGACGGTTCCATCCAGCCGGTATCAGGTAGCCTACGGAACAGGGAAGGTTTACTTCCAGGACTATACGCCCGCGGGCACCATCACCGTCACTGGTGAGTACCTGACGTTAGCCCAGGCCGCGCAGGGCTTCGAGTGGACGCTCGACGTTCAACCGATGCTCGAGGAAACCCAGACCTTCGGGGACTCGTGGAAGGAGCGCACCTGCGTTATGCGCGAGGCGACGTGTTCGTTTCAGCGGTTCTACGAGGACGAGTATTTTTTCACCAACGGCACGCGCTATTTCGTGCTGGCGTGTTATCTCAACGTGAGCGGCGCGGATCGCTACCTGTTCGGCGCGATGCTGTCGAGCCAAGGCACGACCAGCGGCGTCAACGAAACCGTCAAACAGAATGTCCAGTTCTCCGCGCATGGAGTGGTGGACTACGCGGCGAGCTAAAGGAGACACATGGGAATTGCAGATAAGATCCTCGCCACGCCACTGAAGACGGCGACGGTGGAAGTCCCCGAATGGGGCGTTACGGTGGGCATCCGTGAGATCACGGCGGCCGAGCGCGTGAAGTTCGGCGAGGACGCCAAGAGGACTCCCGCGCTCGCCGTGGTGCGGCTGGTTATCGCCACGCTGACCGACGAGAACGGCGCGAAGGTGTTCGAGCCCGCGCACCAGGACGCGCTGCTGCAGAAGTCCGGCGCAGTTCTTGACCGTGTCGTTACGGAGATTCTGAAGCTCTCCGGCATGACCGAGGACACCGCCAAGGACCTCGAAAAAAACTAGAGGGCGAGCGCAGGTTCGCCTTTGCGCTCGCCGAAATCCTCCACATGCCCGTATGGCGACTACTCGACGAAATGCCGTCGTCAGAGTTCGCCGAATGGGCCGCGTACCTAAAGATCAAGAACGACGAACAAGAAAAGGCAATGCAGCAGGCAAGGGCTAAAGGCTAATGGGTGTACTGTCTAATCTCATCGTTCGGATCGGCGCGTCGACCGACGACTTCGACAAGAAGCTGAACGCCTCACTAGGCAAGATCCAGCGCTTCGGCGCGTCGATGTCGCAGGCTGGTCAGGCTCTTTCTATCGGCTTCAGCGCCCCGCTGATCGCGGCGGGCGCTGGCGCTCTCGCTGCGGCTGCGGACATGGAGAAGCTCGAAAAGGGCCTCGCCGCGACGATGAAATCGACCACGGCGGCGGGCAAGGAACTGGAGCGGCTGAAGGTTGTCTCGAAGCTCCCCGGCCTTGGCCTCCAGGAAGCGGTACAGGGTTCCATCCGGCTCCAGACCCTCGGCAGCAGCGCCGACCAATCCCGCACGATCATGATGGAGCTGGGGAACGCCCTAGCGACGGTTGGCGGCGGGAAAGAGGACTTCCGCGAAGTCATCCGGCAATTGTCGCAGCTTTCGGCAGTGGGCAAAGTCACCAAAGAAAATCTCGACCCTATCATCGAGCGCATCCCGCAGATCGCGGCGATCATGCGCGAGAAGTTCGGGCCGGAGTCGTTGGGCGACCCCGCGAAGACGTTCGAGCGGCTCGGGATTAGTTCGAAGCAGTTCATCGATATCATCGTCGCCGAACTCGGCAAGGGCGAACGCGCCGGCGCGACGTTTGCGAACTCGCTCGAAAACCTGAAGGAATCCGCATTCGAGACGGCGGCTGAGTTTGGAAAGTCGTTGTTGCCGTATGGCCAGCGGGTACTGAATGAGTTTCTAAATCCTGCGATTGAGAAGGCCAAGGAATTGGCCAAGGCATTTTCAGCAATGAATCCCGGAGCCCAGGACGCTGTGGTCGGAATTACGGCGCTGTCTGCTGCGCTCCCGTTGGTGCTGGTAGTAGTTGGAACTCTGGTCGAAAAGACAGCCGCAATAACCTCAGCGCTCAAGCGTGTCAAGGTTGCGTTTGATATCACTAGCCAAGCGAGTAACGCCTTGGGGGCTGCATTTGGCGTCGTTGTTTTGGCAATTCGCACGGCTGAGGATGTTGCCAGATTGACTAAGTCGTTCGGCGAGTTTTCAAAAGAATTAATGTTTGCAACTGGCGGCCTAAAAGGGTTCGAGGCATCGTGGAAAAGTGCTAGCGCCGTTTTCAACGCTTCTATCGTTATCCATAAGCAGATATTCGATATCCTGCGCAATATCTACAACTTGGCAGCGGAAACAGCCCGAATGCTTTCGCCTATTTTTGCGTTCGCAAAGGTGTTCGAGTCCGGGGCCGATGCGCTCCGCAAGTGGAACGGCGAATCCCGTGCGATGGACGAGGCGATTCGGTCGAACCTGTCTACCAGCCTAAAAGCTGCCGTCAACGAGAACGAGGCCATTCTTAGGCGCGGTGAACTGGAAAGCCAACTCGGGCGCGTTCGCGGCAAGTTGGACGAAGCGACGGCGGCAACGGATAAGAACGGCGCGGCCAATGGCAAGCTGAAGCCCGCGATCACTGCAGCCAAAGAAGCCGTCGACCAACTGGCGCAAGCGTTCACGCGCCTCGGAGTCTCGAATACCTCCGACGCCATCGGCGGCTTTGCGCGGGCGCGGCAGGCGCTCGGTGTCATCGAGCAAGCCTTCAAGGATGGCAAGGTTAGCACGATCGATCTGCAACGTGCTACGGAATCACTCGGACAAGAGTACCTGAAATTCATCGACGGCGTGGGCGGCATCCGCCCCGCAATGGTCGATGTTGCCGACTCTTTCGACTTCGCGGCTGAGCGGGCTATGATGGCGATTGGCGACATCCAGACCGCAGCGCAATCGGCGCGGAATTTGGCGCTGGGTCAGATGATCGTCACCGGCGACCCGACAGGCGCGGGCGCTACGCTCAACTCTGCCGACGCGGCCCGCTCCTCCCAACGCAATCTTGAAATCATCCGGCAGACGGCGAAGGGCGCGCAAGACTCATGGAAGAACGTCCGAACGGGTATCTCGCGCCAAGTCTCCACGATCCAAACCGACTTCTCCCGCGCCATCGTCAATATCATCCGTGGAACAGAGAGTATCGGCGAAGCGATGCGGAAGGTTGGCAACGCGGCGGTCGATGGCCTACTGCGGACCGGCATCGAGTTCGCGGTCAACGAAGGCATCAAGCTTCTCGGCAAGCTGCTGACCAAGCTTGGCGGCGTGGGCGCGAAGATTGGCGGCATCCTCGGCGGCTCCGGTGGCGGTGGCACGTCGGGCGGTGGTGGCGCTCAAGGCGGCGTAGGCTCTGCCGTGTCTGCTGCGTCGGGCGGCATCCTCGGCATGGTCACCAGCATCGGCTCGCTGGTGTCTGGAGTAATCGGCAATTTCCAGATGGCTGGCATGAACAAGACGCTTGACCTGATCGAGAAGGAAGTCCGGTTTTCCCAGATTCACCTGCTGCACATCCTCGAAAAGCATAACGAATACCTGCCAAAACTGAAGGACATTTGGGACTCGCTGATCCGCATGGAGACGCGCCAGATGAGCGTTGCTGGTGGCGGCGGCGCAACGGTGAACATCAATGTCCACGGCGGCGATCCGCGGCAGATGCTCGAAGCCATCACGCGCGAACTGAAGCAACTTGGAGTCATCCCGAAGTGAGCCTAGACGTCTACATCGACGGCGCCGTCCGGGAAATCGCTCACTACTCGCTAAACATCGCGGCGACGGCCGGTCAGCGTGGATCGTTCAATATGCGCGTGATCTCAACGAGCGGCGCGTATCGACCTGAGCAGGGCCACGAAATCGAACTGTTCGACGGAGCAACGAAGCTATGGGCCGGATCGGTCGATGAGGTATCCGAGGTTTCGATCACTGAGGCGGGCTCAGCCGCAGGCGCGTTTTATGATATCCGGGGCATCACCTGGGAGCAGCGCTTGGATCGGCGGCGCTGCTACAACCCGAGCACGTCTGTTCCGGCGCACTACAACGGAACGTTTCTTTTCACCGCCAATCCGGCAACGGACACGCTGACGACGGTATCCGCGCACGGCCGTAGCAACGGGGACCGGGTACGTGTAAAGGCGCACGCGCAGGGAACGCTTTGCGACGGGCTCGATGCAACCATCGAGTACTTTGTCATCGGCGCATCCGGGAGCACGCTCCAGCTATCCCTGACGAGCGGCGGCAGTGCGGTAAACATCCTGGACGACGGCACGCTGGACCAGGTCCTGCTCACCACCCGCGCGGGCGATGTCGTGGTGGACCTAGTGACTAACTACGCATCGAACGAGGGCATCGGCACCACGAACGTCGACGCGGGCGCTGTGCTCGACGTGGTGACGTTCGACGCCAACACCAGCGTTATGGAAGCGATCAACGAACTCGCCCAAGTATGCGGCTTCGCTGTGTGGATGGACGAGGAGCTGGAACTGTACTTCAAGCCGCGCACGTTTGCAGCGGCACCGTTCAGTATCTCGACCAGCAGCGCCAATTATCGCTCACTCCGCATCCGGCGTACCCGCGAAGACAAGGTAAACGCGATCCTGACCCGGGTGCCTTGGAACCAGATCGTCAGCGAGACTGAATCGTTCCCGGGCGACGGATCTGCGCGGACGTTCACACTGACCAACCAAGTCGCCCAGATCGTCAGCATCAGCGTAGATGGACAGGTTGCCGAAATCGGGCAGTTCCTCGCCGATACCGACCGGGACTGGTACTGGGAATACGGATCAACGAAGATCCGGCAGAACAGCGCAAACGACGTCCTTACGACCGATAACACGCTTCAGGTCATCTACCAGAAACTCGGGGCCGACGTGGTGACTGCCGAGGACGCCACTGATATCGCGGCAACGATCACGCAGGAAGACGGCGGCAGCGGACGATATGAGCGTTACACAGAGCGGGAGATCGGGCAAGTCCAAGCATTCTTAGCGGCTGAGGCCGTGATCGCGGCGCGGAAGAACCCGGTTGTCGAGGTCGAGTATGAGACCGACCAGATTATTGAGCCGCTTTGCGCTACGGTCAAACCGGGGCAACTCCAGACCGTAGCGAATACCCCGCGCGGGGTGAGTTCGGCCACGTATCTGGTAAATGAGGTCTACCTGACGGACGTCGCTGGCCAGTATCTCAAGGCGCGCGTGCGGGCTATCAGTGGAACATCCATCATTGGCATCCAGGAGTACTGGAAAGCCATGATCGGCGGCGGAACGTCGAGCGGCGTTATCTCGGGCGGAGTTCTGACGCCTGCGGCTCCTTACAGCACTTCAGGCGGCATCTATTACGTTGGCGGGGCTACGACGATCACGCTTGACCTGTCGAACGGGCTCACTCAGGAAATCCTACTCGACCGCGCCACCACCACGATCAGCGATGCCGTTTTTGGCACCGACCCATCGACGCCCGGAACGATGTTCACCGTGATCATCGAGAACGATGGTACAGACGGGAGAGTGCTTGTTTGGGGCGGCAATTTTCGCGGCGTTGGAGCTGTCGGGATCGACTCGACCCCGAATCTGCTCAACGTCTTTCAGTTCATGACAATGCGCGACGGAAAGCACGTCCGCTGCAATACTCCAGCCTTCGGACTGATCTAATGAGACTCCTTGCCCTACTTGCATTCTCGCTCCCAGCGCTGGCGCAGTTCCGCGTTAGTGACATAGCCATCTATCCGTCATCCAACGACGTCAGCACCGGGCAACTGCAATTTTTGACTCGGCGGGCAGACGGCAAGCTGGTGACGATCCAAGCGCCCACTACGGCCACCGCCTCCTACACCCTCACCCTGCCCAGCGCCGCGCCCGCATCGAACGGCCACTGCCTTACAGGCACCACGGCGGGAGTGTTGTCTTTCGCGGCCTGCCCTGGTGTGGGCGCGGTCCTAACGACGACCAACCAGGAGGTCGAAGGGTACAAGTACTTCGGTGTCGCCGGCGCTGATCGGCTCGTGATGTATCGAATTGCCGATAACCAGATGGGCATCCAGACGATGCTTGACGGGCAGACGGACCCAACGACGTACGCCTACGGGGGCGTCAATAATCAGTTGCTTCTACAGCCGCGTGAAGGTGTCGTGGGCGTGGGCGCAATCGATACATCGTTCCTGTTCAACGTGGGCGGGACGTTTCGAGCGACTGGGGCGGTGACGTTGGGGAGTACGCTTGCTGTTGCGGGGACGGCTACGATCTCCTCGCACATGCTCACGACGTCGCCTTCGACGGCGGATATCGGGGACGCGACGAACTATTTCCAGACTCTCAACGTCGAAAACATCAACGCGGCCCCCGGTGGCGTGGCGGCCGCCTACACGAAGGTCCGCAAGCTGGAGATCTCGGACATCCTCGGCGGCACGGCATTCTGGGACCAACGGGCAAACGCGACGACCGTAACGAGCGCGTGGACTCTCCGCGACAATGGCGGCTCTCGTGCATTGCAAGCGGTACGGCAAGAGGCATCCAGCGCGGCGAACTATGTTCGCGTGTTCGGCGAACTCCGGCCCGCTCAGCGCGCCACGGCAGACGGCGACGCGGTGAACGACTCGGCAATGCCGACGCTTGGCAATACCTCCGCGCGTTGGTTGTCCATCTGGGGCGATGCTGCCACCATCACGAACGCATTGAGCGCGGGCTCCGCGACGGCCGGAACCATCACGGCGACGACTGCATTTGCGGGCGGCACGGACGGCGGGACGCCGATCGGCTCCTCGTCGGTTCGCATGGGGAAGATCTGGGGCTATGACGTGGATTTCGCGGGCACCGTGAAACTCGGGACTTCCTCGACCGTAGGCCAAGTCTGGACCGCCACCGGCACCGATGGCAGCGGCGACTGGGCCACGCCTGCTACGTCGCCGTGGGTGGTGAGCGGGAGCGACCTCTACTACAACACCGGAAACGTCGCAATTGGCGACACGACGACATCAATCGCTCGTCTGCTGGCGCGAACTTCCGACGTCAACGTCCTCGCCATCCACAACAGTGGAACGTCATCGAGCACGGCTGGCGCTGGGATTCAGGCGGCGATGGAATCGACGCCTTCCAGCGGGGATCGGCTCGCGTTCTACAGCTTCGGCAGCTTCGTCTCCGGCACCCGCTACAACGGCGCGTCGGTGACTGCCTTCACGACCCAAACCTGGACGCTTGGTTCGGCGCAAGGCACCGAACTGCGCTTGGAAACCACCGCCAACGGCGCGGCGACGCGGACAGCATCGGTAGTTGCCCGCGCATCAGGCGCGACCGTGGCAGGCTCCCTGGGCATCAATACGTCGACTCCAGCGCACGCGCTCGAAGTGATCGGAGCCACTGCGAAGGTTTACAGCGGGACGAATACCGCCGATACGACGCTCCACATCGGAAACGGAGACACCGGAGCCCCCGGCCAAGGTGCATTTCTGGCGTTCGTTGCTTCAGCCGCGACGCCGTACTTTTCCATCAATGCACTTTCGCAGGGTGTGGCTTGGCGGGACATCGCTCTGGTGAATTCTGGTGGCTCGGTTTGCGTCGGGTGTACATCTCCGTCCGCGAAGCTCGACGTATCCGGCACGTTTCGCGCTACCGGCGCGGCGACGTTCGGTAACACCTCGACCTTTGCGGGGGCCCTCGCAGTCGGCTCGACGGACCTGACCACAGCAACGCTGTTCAGCCGTGCTGTGGACGTGAACGGCCTCCGCATCCACAACTCCGGCACGCCTTCGCCATCGGGCGGCGCGGGCATCCAGGCGGCTATTGAGACCGCTCCGGCATCGGGCGACCGGCTTGCGTTTTATGCCTTCGGGTTAAGGACAGGCGGGACTAATTACAACGGCGCGAACATCACGGCATTCGCCACGCAGAACTGGACGCCGGGATCAGCGCAGGGCACGGAACTGCGCTTGGAAACCACCGCCAACGGCGCGGCGACGCGGACGGCTTCCGTGGTCGTGAATGCGGCGGGGTTGGCTGTGGCGGGGACGGCTACGGTGTCCGGTATTACGACGTTCGGCGGTTCGTTGGCGGCGAGCGCGACTGATACGCATGATATCGGATCTTCTTCCCGCTTCAGGAATATCTACGGGCAGGCGGTGAATGCCGCAAATATCGAAGTCGCCAACGGAATCACCGTGGCGTCATTCTGGCGGCATAATCTCAACTCCGCCTCCGCTTATGAGATATCGAGCGGCTCGGCGTCACAGCTTGAGGTAAGGCTAGAGACCCTGAGTTCTACCAACTCCGGGGCTGGGTTTAGAGGGACCCTGTACCCGCTGAACGTCGGCGGCAGTAACGGAGATCTTGGCTACTCCGGTACGCCATGGCGAACGCTGTACCTCAGTACGGGGCTCCGGCTGACCGCTGGCGCGGCGGCGGGGCGAGTTCTGACCTCGAACGGCAGCGGGGATGGGACATGGGAGCCGCTGGGCGCTTGCGCTACTTGCGTTACGACCAACACCAACCAGACGATAACCGGCACGAAGACTTTCACGGCATCGATTGCCGCTACAACTACGGACGCTTATGACATCGGGTCTTCGACGCGGTTCAGGAATATCTACGGGCAGTTCGTCAACACTGCGAATCTAGAAATCGCAAACGGGACAACGGTCACTAGTTTCTGGCGTCATCGGCTTAACGGGGCTTCGACCTATTTCCTCGATTCTGGGTCTGGTGGCCAGACCGAAATGAGTATCGTTGTTGTCAGTGCGAGTAATACGCAGTGGGGCATTCGTGGCACTCTGTACCCGCTGGACGTCGGCAGTAGTAACGGAGATCTTGGCTACTCCGGTACGCCATGGCGAACGCTGTACCTGTCCACCTCGGCATTTATGAACGGTACTCAGTGGATGGACAGCAGCCGGAATCTGACCAACCTTGGCACCGGTACGTTTAGCGGCGCAATCACGGCCAACGGCGGCATATCGACGGCATCAGGCACGAATTCAACCATTTTCGTCGGGTCGGGCAACTTCTACATCCGCACCTTCTCTGGCGGTGACGCTTCCTGTTCTGGCGTGACTAATGGGTGGATCGGCTTTAGGACCGATACGAACGAACTTCAAGTTTGCAACGGCGGGGCAACTCGCAAGGTGGCTATGTGATGATACTACTCTTACTCCTGTTTTCTCTTCCTGCTTTTTCCTGCACGCGCCAAGCGCCGTGTATGTTGGCGACAAACTTTTCATCGGACATCCTCGGCGACCTCGACACTCGACAGGACACTTGGGGCCGTGCGGGGTACACCCTGCACCGGATCACGTTCAAGCCGCCAGTAGGCCATCGGGTACGAATCCTGAAGGCTCAAGGCGACTTCCTGATATGGCCGAAACGCCTTCAGGCGGCAGACTACCGCATGGGTTACGCGGGCGCATTATTTGGGCTGACCACGACCGCGCCTGATGGCTCCGTTCGCGCCGATTGGGCAGCAGACAACACGATGCTCTATGTCCAGGTAGCAACGAGCGGCAAGCCAGCCCGCGCTGCGTTTAACGATGATGTTTCAGCTGGTGGACTCCTCGAAGCCGATCACGTCCTGGTCGTGAAAATGGCTGCGTGGCTTAACACGCTGGAAGTGCCGATCCACTGCGAACCGTCGTTCACGGTGACCTACATCTGGGAACCTGCCCGGTAAAGATTTATGCGTACCACCCTACTACTCTTAATTTTCGCGGC